TGCTGAAATAGGTAGTCTATGAAAGACCGCACCATTTGGTAACATGCAATGGAATAAGATTGCACGACCTGAAATAGAGCTAAGACCAAAGATAACACAGTCACTAGACTGTCCTTTATTTTTTTTAAGATCATAGAGATACTCCCTTCTTATTTTACAATAAATCGGCGGTATGTTAGCATTTAAATAAGCCATAGTACATTACTTTATTTCTCCCCAATTAGGACCGGATTCGTAGTCTACTTTATTAGGTACTTCTAAGTCAACTGCATTTTCCATAATGTTTTTTATTTTTTTAGCTTGATCTTCTGATTCAATAGAAAAGTCTAATTCATCATGAATCTGTATGTGTGATAAATATCCATTTTTATATAAATCTACCATTGCTCTTTTTGTCATATCAGCAGCACTACCTTGAATTAATTTATTTAATGCTTTGTATGTAAAAGCTCTACGTGTTGGATTCTTATGCCAATAGTTTTTCTTTGGCTTACCATCTTTGTCTTTAATAACATTACCTTCAAAGTCTTTTAGTATTGGACCCATCTCTTGTAATTCTTTCATACGTTCTTCATCTTCTGCTGGTATGTATTTACCCCAGTCACTACCATTTAATATAGGTTCATACTTTGGAAACCTACAACGTCTACCTAATAATGTTTTTATTTGTCCTTTGTTTAACGCTGCATTCATAACTTTATTCATCAACTGTTTTACAAATGGTGCTCTACCGTGATACTTTTTAAATAACTCATCAGCTTTATCTTTTGTTAAATCTAATTCATTCATTAGTTTTGCTTTACCCATACCATAAAACAATCCAAGATTAATTGTCTTTGCTTGTGATCTAGGTATATCTGCCATCTCTGCAACTATTTTGTGAAAGTCTGTTGAAGGATCATTCTCATATGAATCTGCAATATCATTTACAGAAGGTAATTCAAACTTTAGTGAGTAGTGTGCAACCAATCTTGGTTCCTGTTGCGAGTAGTCAAACGTACCCCACTTGCAACCTTCCTCAGGTATAAATAAACTTCTTATCAATGGTCCTGTATCTGGGTCACGTGCTGGAATCTGTTGTAAATTTGGATTAGAATAACTAAATCTTCCTGTAACAGTTCCCCCATCATCAGATCTAATTTGATTGATGTCTGCGTGTATTCTACCCTTATGTTCGTGTTTAATAATAGAATCAATAAATGTAGTTCTAACCTTGTTTATTTTTCTAGCTTCTGCTATCATACGTACTACAGGATGTTTATGTGTAACAAGAAAGTTTTTAGTAAATGATGGCTCATCAGATTTCTCAGTTCTTGAATAAGGTAAATTTAATTTATCGAAAAGTGGAGCAATACTTCTTGCTGCCATTAACTGAACTTCTACTCCTGTTTCTATTTTTATTTGTTGTATTAGGTTTTGTTCTTTTATTGCCAGTGCTGTTTTCAATTGATTGGCTTTCTCGACATCTACCCGCACCCCTAGGAAGCGCATATCAACCAGACAAGGAAACAGATCTGTCTCAAGATTAAATACATCTTGTAAATCATCTTCAATAATTATTTTTTTAAATTTTTGCCAAAGTTCTAAAGTAAGTTCAGCATCCGCTTCAGCATAAGATCCAACTTCCATTGCAGGTAATCTCCACATATCTGCTTTTGCATCTAGTCCTCTTTCTTTTGCAGCTTCTATTAGTCTTGCTTCGTTTTTACCTTTGTTTAGATAAGTCCAGGACATTGTATTTAAAGTATAAGAGAATCTATTCTCATCTATAAGACTGGCTGCAATCATAGTATCTACGATTAAACCATTGATTTTTATACCTAAATTACGTATCCAACATACATCATACATTGCGTTATGAAATATTTTTGTAGCTGGTGATTCGCATACATCTTTAAACCAAGATAAAACTTTTGTACGATCTAAGTTTGGACCAATCTCATGAGCGATAGGAAAGTAACCTTTCCAACCATCAACAGCAACAGCTATACCTACAACTTCACCATTACCTATAATGGCCCCTGAACCCAGTTTCTTTAAGTCTGGATCACGTGTCTCTAAGTCGATTGCAATTTCATTAGCTGATCTTAAATCAGGATACTCTGTTGGTGCTAACCATTCTGTTTGTGGTATAATCATTTCTTTAATTTATTTAAAATTTCTACTATTACATTAACATTATTTTCAGATAAATAAAGCGCTGCTCTACATAAACCTTCTAGGTTATCTCCAAGTTTACCTATACCTTGATTACATAAATGACAAATCCATCCTCTAAATTTTTTAGTTTCGTGGTCATGGTCTAATTGAAATCCACCGTATTCTCTATTATCTCCTCTTCTTTTTAGTTCATTAACTGTAATACCACAGCAGGAACATTCATCTGGTTTAGGTGGTGCATCAGATTTTAATTTTTTTATTAATGCAGTGCTTTGTTTTACACATTCTTTACATGATCCACTTCTTTTTTCTTTACCATAAGAAGCTGACCACCAAAAATGAAATTTTTCTACAGGTAAATCTTTCTTACATGTGTTACAATACTTTACACCTTTCTCTGTTGGAGAAATAACATCTATTTCTCCTGTAAATATATTTAACTGTAAGTCTTTATCTCTCACTTTTTCTTCATATCCTTCATTGTCTTTATTTCTAATTCACAATAATGAATTATCTTTTCAAGATCCTGTATGCCTGCTTTATTTTTATATCTGCAAACGTATTTAATTACGTTCCCCTGGAAAAATGAAAGATCATTCTTTGATATAAACTCATAGGGTTGAATGTGAAAGTCTTTGTAGTGACTCCCGCCTATTTGCTTATCTTGTGGAAATGAATCCTTAAATATATCTTTGTGTGTCATTTTAATACCTCCATTATGTTGATGACAAAAAATGTTAATGTAATTGTGATAAATATATCTGATGTTATTATTCTCATAATTGATATCCTGTTCGTTGTATTTTTGCTTTTAGTTTATATAGGTTATTTCTTGCTCTTGTGGTTCCTACGTACCAGACTCTATGTTCTTCATCATTTTTCTCTTGACTACGTTTAATGGATTTAAGAATTTTCTTTCCCATATCCAAACATAAAATTACATTATCTTCTTCTCCACCTTTTGCTGCGTGTATTGTGGATAGCCATATTCTAGCGTCAGTATTTAAATTCTCTCCATTGTCTAACATATTCTTTATATATAATTTTTCTTTTTCATCTGCTTCAACAAATGCATCAAACCAATCTTTGTTTCGATTCCATTCAACATCACCTGTGTATTCTTTTATATCTTTTATAATTCTATCTTCTAATTCCTGATGCCTGGTCCAAGACTCGTATTGCATTGCAGCTTTGTACATGGTCACTGAAAAACTTTTACCTTTATTCGTTTCATAAAATAAATCTTTACGTTTTAATTCTTCAGCTATCTTTACTTGTCTAGATATAGTTCTACTTAAAATTAACCACTTACCTTTAGTCAAATCTACTTGACTCAGGTTACCTATCGTAAATGATTCTCCCTCGTAATCTCGTGGTAAATAGTGTTTTTCCTTCCTTATACCCATAATCTTCTCAATTGGCTTCTGAGACTCCTCCTGGACGGTTCTAGACACACGTTTTGAGTACTTTAGGACCCTTTCTTTAGCCGGTTCTTTAATAAATCTTTCTACATCTGCACCAGCCCATACGAATATAGCTTGGTCATCATCACCTGCTAAATAGATGTCTTCTGATTTTTCTTTAAACACATCAAATAGTTTCCATTGTAATGGTGATAGATCCTGAGCTTCATCAATAAATACTGCTTTGAATGTAGGAAAGTTTTCTTTGTCTTTAGATTTAATTGTAAGATCCACTAAATCATTAAAGTCATATAGATTCTTAGCATCTTTATATTTAATTAAATTATCACTTATGTATTTTAAAGTTGACCATACTACTTCTTTTGTATCGTGTTCCCATAACTCATACTCTTCTCTAACAGTAATACATTTATTCACTGCTTTATGTATCAATTGAAAATAAGGATTGTCACAAGTTAAATAACTTATTTCTTCTTTGTTATATTTGTCTGCGTATTTTACTTTTACATTTATTTCTTTACCAAACTTTTCATAATGATATGGCTGCATAATATCTTCTTTCTTCATATCTAAAAAATTAAAACAAAAAGAATGTAGTGTTTGAAAATAAGGTAAGTTTTTATCACTCGCTGGCATTCTTTGTTTTGCAACACCTGCTGCTTTTTTACTGAATGCAAAGTAACCTATTTTATGAAGTGGGGTTCCTAGTCTTGCGTATGCTTTTGATCTACTTATAAGTTTAAATGTCTTACCGGTCCCTGGTGGACCATAGTACTTATAAATCATACTATGTCTTCTTCACTTTCAAACTGATGTTGTTCATTAACTTCTTCTTCACTTTCAAAATATTTCAATGGTATTCGTAAAGTCTTTAATGGTGGATACTGTTTGTTGTCAGAATCTTTTCCAGGAAATTTTTTACTGTGATCAAATTTAGCTTGTTCTTCTGGTTTCTTACTAGGAAATAATGCTTTAATCATTAACGATGTTTTAGCTGATGACTCTTTCCATTCATAAGTTTTTAGATCATCATAGAATGCACTGTATAAAAAGTATGCATACTCATCATCTAATAATGGTCTACCACTTTTGAAAGAATTGTATTTCTTAGCTTGTGGATCATTTATATATCTATGTATATGTGCTTTTAATATATCAGATGGATTAGTTCCTTCTGCAGGTTCTAATACTTCTATCTTAGATTTTTCAAATAAATTTTTTAGTATTTCATAAAAGTCATTACCTTTTATTGTTGGTGGTACTATATGTACTTGCTCCATTAATAATGCTCTCAATTCTTTTTGGCTTTCTATTCTATGCACATTCTTTGCGTGAACTTGTTTTGTTTGTCCTTCTTCGTTCTCAACAGTAAAATACCATTCAGGTGTAGGTTTTATATTTAGTTTTTGTAATGCAGATAATGCTGGCCATACTGGTTTATTATCTGATATAATTCCGAACTTTCTTTTCATACATACAGACTTCACACATACCGGTGCTAGTAATGGATCATTACAAGTATGACCTTTGGTATCTTTACTCCAACTTTTTATCTTTTGATTTACATGTATGTCTGTCCAGTTATTATCAAACTCAAAATATTTTCTTGCAGCTTCTATTACTTTGTCTTGCCATTTGTCTGGATACTTTTTCTTAGCAAACACCATATAATTATATAAGAATCTATCTCTACCATCTTTCATTAGTTGTTTAGTTAGTATACCTAAACATGGTGGACCATCTACAAACTCTTCTCCACCACCAGATAATTCATCTTCTACAATTCTTTTTTGTATATCTTTTAGTTGATCTTCTGTTTGTGCATTTGCTGCAACAACTTTTAAAAACATATCTAACTGCATTTCTTCACCATTTGGAAGTAATGCTTTTCTAGAAATACTATTGTAGGGTAAGTTTATAAAATTACCGTTAGTCTTTTCACCATCAGCATTCTCACCTAGTGAAGTTTGTTTTGGAAATATTTCTGTGTTGATTGGTAGTTTAAATAAAAATAAAACCTGTTCTAAAAAATCTCTTATCGCTTTTGCTTTTACGTACTCAGTGGTGAACACATATAAATGTAGTCCACCACTCTTCGATAGGACAGGTATTATCGGAAGCTTTTTTTCTTGTATGATGTCTAAATAAAATTTTCTATCTATTGGATATTTATCTACATCAATTGCACCAAACCTAGCTTTACCTTCATCAGTACATGGTTGTATACCAATAGATTTAACACCAGATAAGTGATCTAAATAATCTTGTTCAACAACAGGTATTGAGGACCATTCGTGTGGATACCTTTTCTTACCTGTTTCTCCATCTACAAAACCTTCAGTAGTTTTGCAAACTCCGTAGTTTCTTTTCAATCCTGAAAAGTATTTTATATATTCCTGCATTTATTCCTGTCCTTTTAATAATTTCTAAAGGCGCCTCCAGTCTCCCTTCAGCGCCTCTGTAGCTACATTCCTCTAGGGAATTAGATAATGTCTTTAGTACTTTTGTTTTCAACTTTATCATACTTAGGTTTAGCAGAACCTTTAGAAACTTCTTTCTGTAGATTCTGTGCCATAGTATAAGCTTCAGCATCCATAGTATTGGATACATCTAACATTTTTACTAATGATGGTTTGTACACATGCCAACTTTTATCTCCCCAGTTTTTGCCAACTGTTTTTAAGTTGAACACTGCAGAGTATGCTGCTGGTTGAAATGTACCTTGTGAATCTGTCATTCTCAAGTTAGCAATCAAGTTATTTAACTCTCTACCTGGAGTTAGATTAGATGATCTCATAGTAATAACAGCTTTTCTCAGCTCATTACCAACTATAGCAACCACATAAAAATACATAGTTTTTTCTACGTAGTTTCCATTAGCTAATCTATATCTACCATTTTTTTCTTCAGTAGAGTCTGCAGGTATTTCTAAATGTGTGCCCACAGGTGCTGATGGACTATCGCCCATATCTTGCCACTCTGGCCATCTAGTTTGTGTATGTGCTATAACAACATCAATACCTTTAGTACCGTCAATTAAATTTCCAAAACTACTAGAATAAATCATTCCAGGTTCTGCGCCTTTAACGTACTTTGCGTTTCTTGAGTTACATTCAGGTGATAACTGATGAAGAATCTTTAAGATCGGTGTTGATACATCATCCGATTTTAACTCCTCAGTTCCTCTGCCTGAATCAGCTCTTAGGTTTATTGTAGATAATGCACCTGCATTATCTTTCTTTACGATTGTACTTTCTGTACTCATATATAACTCCTATTAGTTAATCGTTATTATTTATTTTTTAATTTAGTCTGACTTCCGTCAAACGTACTAAATAGATCAGAAGGAATCTCGTTACCTTTTTCTTTGAAATCCTTCATCACTACTGTGAGTGAAGCGTGGTGAACCTTCTCGTCTTGAGTTGGTTCATAGCCACGCTCCCTCGCAAGGCTAGCATATTCGACAGCCTTGTTATCTTCGCCTTGACCAAATGTTACTGTAATATTATTTTTTACAATATCACCTAAGCCATTGTCTCGAAGCCATTGTATCGCCTCAGCTTTTTTGTCAGCTCTCATTGAGGCACTATAAATCTTTTTAATTGTAAGTTCAGAACCATCTTGTAGTTTTAAACTTTTTAAATTCATATCTTCCATTAACTTTGGAATGATAACACAACTAAAATGTTTTTCATCTTCTTTTAAATCTTTCATTCTATCTTCTAGATTTTTTATTTCAGATTGTAAAGATTTTAATTTCTCTACTTCTTCTGATAATTTTTTAGGATCAATAATATCAGTTTGATCCGGTGCATCTTGTCTTAAATTTATATCCATAATATTGCCTTTCGTAAAAGGTATATAGGATTATTATATTGAAATGTCAATACTAGTTTTGAAAAATATTTATCTCTAGTGGATAATAAGTTTTTTCCTGTCTGTCCCATTTTAACAACTTATATTTGCCGTTAGTCATATCAGAAACAACTGAACATGTCACTCCAATAATTGCAGGATCACCAGATAATAATAAGTAATCATCGGTTGTAAAATTTTTTAATTTATCTTTTATTTGAAAAATTAAAGGACCAGGAGAAAAAATCATTTGAGCTTTTGCAGGAAGCATAACCGTAATCTCGCCATATTTCTGTGCACCCATAACATTATATTTTGGTTGACCACTTTCTCTGTCGACAGGTATGTCTTGTACTAAATAAACTTTGCTCATTGACTTTTATTCTTTTAAGTATTATATAACAAATTAGAAAGAAAAAGCAAATGAACTACAAATTTAAAACTAAGCCTTATGGGCATCAATTAGATGCATTAAATGCATCTTGGGATAAAGAAAATTTTGCGTACTTTATGGAAATGGGTACAGGTAAATCTAAAGTATTATTAGACAATGCAGCTGTGTTGTATGATAAAGGTTTAATAAATGGTCTGTTATTAATTGCTCCTAAAGGTGTGTATAAAAACTGGTATGATTCAGAAATACCTACACACCTACCAGACCATATAGAAAAAAATATAGTTCTTTGGAAGACATCAGATAAATCAAAAAAACAACAACTATTATTAAATACTTTGTTTAAATCAGGTACACATTTAAACATTTTAATTATGAATGTAGAGTCATTTTCTTCAGGTAATGGTGCAGAATTTGCATATA